ACAGTACCCTTAACAGACGGTGCAGTATCTAATGGTAAAAATTTATATTTTAAATTAACTGGTACTTTAGCACGTAATCAAACTTTAATTATGCCTAGTGGTTCTGAAAGAGTTTTTATTATAGAAGACGCAACAGATAGAACTACAGCAAACAAATTTACTCTAAGTGTAAAGACAGCAAGTTCATCAACTCCAATTGCAGTTCCAAATAAAGCAGTTATGCTTCTTAAATCAGATGGAACTAATACATCTAAAGCAATTACTGAAAAAGGTTATTTTACTGTTACTTCATCTGCAATGACAGCTTTTACAGCAGTTGCAGGAGATCAACTTTTAGTAGATACAACTCAAACAACTGTTACAATTACTTTACCTGCAGCTCCAGCTGTCGGTGATGAAGTAGTTTTTATAGATGCAAGAGGAACTTTTGCATCTAATGCTTTAACTATTGAAAGAAATGGTAAACCCATTAACTCGGGTACTAATAACTTAGCCTTAGGTACTAATGGTCAAGCTATAACTTTAGTTTTTATAGATTCAACAAGAGGCTGGGCTTACAAAACGAACACAGCATAGGAGCTATCAGATGGCTCTTCAACAAATTAAATTTGCACCTGGAATAGATAAACAAGATACTACTGTTGGTGCCGTTGGTCGTTGGGTAGAATCTGATAATGTAAGATTTAGATATGGTCTTCCAGAAAAAGTAGGGGGATGGCAATCATTACTTAACCAAAGTATAGTAGGTGTTTCTAGAAAACTACATTCATTTGTTGACTTAGAAGGTAATAGATACACAGCTATTGGTACAGATAAATTTTTACTTCTTTATTTTGAAGGACAACTATTTGATATAACTCCATTTCGCAGTAACAACGCCGGAGTTCAAACAACATTTACATCATCTACATTAGCGACAAATAGTACTTCTACTAAACTATGTACTATTACAACTACATCAGACCATGGTTTAATTGAGGGAGACATGGTTGTATTAGATTCAGTAACACTACCTAGTGGTACAGGTTTATCTGCTTCTGATTTTGAAGATAAATTATTTCAAGTATTATCTGTTCCAACTACAACTACATTTACAATTGATTCTTTAAACCAAGCAACCTCTGTTATATCTACTGGTGGATCTATGACTATTCAACCTTACGAAAGAGTAGGTCCCGCCGCACAATCCTATGGTTATGGTTATGGTATTGGAAATTTTGGTGGTACAATTTCTGGAGCGTTAACAAATACTTTATCTTCTGGGATTAATGATAGTGTAAATATAATTCCTGTTACATCTAACACTGGTTTTCCAACAGTAGGTACTTTAGCTATTGGTACAGAACTTATTACCTACACAGGCAAAGGCACAAATACTTTTACAGGTGCAACACGTGGAGCCTTAGGTACAACAGAAGCAGCTCATAATAATTCTGCAGTGGTTACCAATGCAACGGATTATACTGGGTGGGGTAATGCAGTAGAAGCGTCGACTGTAACTCTAGAACCGGGGCTTTGGTCTTTAAATAACTTTGGTCAAGTATTGGTTGCAACTATTGCCAATGGTAAAACTTTTACTTGGGATTCTGGTATTACAGCAAGATTAACAACAAGAGCATCTACAACAACTACTGATTTTTCAACAGCTATTGCAACTGGGGTAGGTAACCCAACCGCTTCAAGGCTAACATTGATATCACCAACAACACGTCATTTAATTCACTTTGGTACAGAAGTAACTATTGGTGATGCAACTACTCAAGATGATATGTTTATTAGATTTGCAAACCAAGAAGAAATTAATGAATATGATATTTTAGCTGTTAATAGTGCAGGATCTCAAAGACTTCAAGATGGATCAAGAATTGTTGGAGCGTTGACCGCTAAAGAAAATATTCTAGTTTGGACTGACAACTCATTGTATACAATGAAATTTGTTGGAGCACCTTTTACATTTGGTTTTGAACAGGTTGGTACTAACTGTGGATTGATTGGTAAAAATGCAGCAATTGAAATTGATGGTGTTGCTTACTGGATGTCTAATAATGGTTTCTTTGCTTTTGATGGTACTGTAAACTCACTACCTTGTTCAGTTGAAGATTATGTTTATGATGATGCGGCAACTACTAAAGGTCAACAAATTAACGCAGGAATTAATAATCTATTTACAGAAGTTACTTGGTGGTACCCAAGTGCGGGATCTGATTTTAATGATAGATCTGTAACTTACAACTACGGTCAAACAGTTCAACCTGCCCCTATGGGTAATTGGTACACAGGAGTAAATGAAAATTCTATAAGAACAGCTTGGATTGATTCTTTAATTTATCCAAAACCTTATGCAACTGCATTTAAAAGTACCAATACCGGAACGTTTCCTACAGTCGTTGGAGAATCTGGTTTAGGTCAAACTCTATTCTTTGAACAAGAAGTAGGCACAGATCAAATTAATCCTGATGGGACGACTACAACTTTAACTTCTTTTATTGCTTCTTATGATTTTGCTTTACAAACTGATCAAGGTATAGGAGAATATTTTTTAGCTATGAGAAGATTTTTACCTAACTTTAAAGTTTTGATAGGAGACGCACAAATAACTATATCAGTTGCTGATTATCCTGCGGACCCTAATACTGTAACAACACTAAGTCCCTTTACAATTAACTCATCTACAACTAAAGTAGATACAAGAGCAAGAGGAAGATATGCCTCTGTTAAAATAGAAAATATAGGGTCAGGTCAATCATGGAGATTTGGTACATTCCAAGCTGATCTACAACCAGATGGAAGAAGATAATGACAAAAGTAGTAGTAAGATTACCAGAACCTAAAAAAGAATATAGTGAAGATAATCAAAGACAAATTAATAGAGCCTTGACAACTATCGTAGAACAATTAAATTCTACATTTCTAAGACAATTAAAAGAAGATTCAGAAAGGTTCACTTGGTTTAATGGCTAATATATATAAAAAAGTAAATACAGATTTAATAACTAACACTCAAAAAGATGTGTACACAGTTCCAAGTAATACTAGATCTTTAGTAAAATCTATTCATATTTATAATGAAGGTGCAGGAGATGCTTTAGTTACAATTAAAATTAATTCTGATAATGTAGATTATTTTTATAGTAAAAAAACTATAGCTGCAAATGCTACCCATGAATTTATTATTAACGTATTAGTCTTACAAGAGAATGATAAGTTAAAAATGATATCAGATATTACAGGACCAGATATAACAATTAGTTTATTAGAAATTAACAGAGAGGATATATAATGTCATTTATAGAAACAAAAGCTTCAGTTAGGTATGAAGTAATTGATGGTAAAACAGTACCAATAATTACACCACAATGTGAGGTAACACTTACTAATATGATAACAAAAAAAGAATATGCCTCTGATGCAGAAGCATTAACAGATGTACAAAATCCAAATACCACTACTAAACCAGAACATATACGTAGAGACGTAAATATAACTGTAGAAAGTATACCTTTGGGCGCTGGTGTTAATACATTCTAGATTGACTAAGAGCATAAAAACAAGTAAAATGGTTGGTATTAGCATATATACAAGAGTTGCTATCTTGCCGTTCAACAATATAATAGAGACATAAATTATGGGATTCAATCCGTTTAAAAAAGCACGTAAATTTGTATCAAAGATTATACCTAATGAGGTAAAACCTTTCTTACCTTATTTAATGGCAGCGATGCCAGGTGGCATGGGGTTATCCGCAGGTTTACAAAAATTTGGTGGAGATGCTTTTTTAAAAGCAGCACTTACTAAAGGTCTAAGCGACGATGAAGCAGATTTAAAAGACGTTGCAAGAACAGGTATTTTTGCAGCCGCACCAACAGCAATTGGTGAAGGTTTAAATGTAGCAGGTAACTCTCTTATCAACGACGCAACCCTAGGAAATGTAGCGGGTACAGGTAAACTTGAATTTGCTCAAGCTCTTAAAAATGCAGGTAACTCTAGTTTATTAAATCCTGAAGGTATTATGGCTAATGCTAAAATGATTGGCGCTCAAGGAGCAACTGATTATGGTGTTAAACAAGCAGAAATTGCTGAAGACGAATTAGATGAATATAATAGAATGTTAAAAGAACAAGGTGTTGGAGATAGAACTGAAAGAAGAGCGGCTATTTTTGATATATTTATGAACGCAGGATATGACGGTGACTATGTAAATGAAATGTTAGATGGTTATGGTTACGCAGATGGTGGTAGAGCAGGATATAGATATGGTAAAAGTGTAAGTATGGCTAGAGGTAAGGGTAAACAGAAAGCACCAAAAAGTGCTACAGGTATTACAGGTATTACAATAAACGCAGAAGCAGGTGACGATGAAGAATCAATGACTATGGCTGACTTTATAGAATCTATGAAAGGTGACGATGGTTTTGATGTAGAAGATTTGGGAACAATGAGAGAAGGATTAGAAATGTTTTATGGTACACCAATGATGGGTAACGCAGAACCTGTTCCTATGATGAGATTTGACAAAGGTGGGGTTGTAGATATAGCAAAAGCTAAGAAGGCTATAGCTAAAGCTAAGAAAAATAAAAAACCAAAGAAAAGTAAAGATAAAAAATATAATTTTTTTGATTTAGTAGATAAAGAAGCTCAAGATAAAAAAGATGATAAAAGAGAAAAAGAATTAGATATAAAATATAACGCTCAAAACTATCCTCCTTCCATGAGAGGAAATTATGAAGAAGGTGGTATAACAGGAGTAAAAACCAATGGTAATTTAATGGGTTTAAAAATGGGTGGAAGCCCTATGGAAATGGATTATAGACAAGGAGGGTTTATTCCTGTAGGTTCTAAAGAAAGAGCAGATGACGTACCTGCAAGACTTTCTAAAAATGAATTCGTCATGACTGCAGATGCTGTAAGAGCAGCAGGTGGTGGAAGTGTGAATAAAGGTGCGAAGAGAATGTATAATTTAATGAACAACTTGGAGGCAAAATAATGTCAATAATTAAAAAAATAAGAAGTAAAATAGATAAAGCGAGGAAAAAATATATTCCTACTTTCGGAGAACAACATTCAAAAGCAAAAGCGGAAGGTAAAAAAACTTTTAGATCTACTAGAGATGACACTAAAAAAGGTAATCTAGAATATTCTACAGAAACTAAAGCTGAAAAAACTAAAGCTCAAAAAAGACTATCTAATAGGGAAAGAGGTAGTACTGGTGATACAAGTAAACAACTTACTAGCAGAGGCGCTAAATTTAAATTAGCTAAAAAAATGGGTAAGAAAACTTTTACACATAATGGTAAAACATACACAACACTTTTAAAAGGTGAAAAAAAGAAAAAGCTTTTACAGATGCCAGAACTTTCAGGCAAGACTTCTACTAAAATTAAAAAAATAATAAGAAGTCCTAAAAGAGGTGGTGGAATGGCGTTAAGAGGTTACGGAAAGGCTATGAGATAACAAATGGCTGAAACAGTAACACGACAGTATAGAGAACCTTTTGTAGAAACCGCTGGTCTTGGTGTAACAACCGAAGGATTACGTTTACTTAATCAAAATATCCCTACATCCACGTACACCGGAAATCAATTCATTCAAGGACAATCAGGACTTGAAGGACAGGCTGCAACAGCCGCAGCAGGTCTTGGTGCATTAACAGGCACAGGAGCGGGAACCGGGGCTGGTTCTATTCAATCTTATATGTCTCCCTACCAACAAGATGTAATAGATACTTCTCTTGCATCAATGGAAAGAGAACAACAAAAAGGTTTAGGTGCATTAAGAAATCAAGCAGTTCAAGCTGGAGCTTTTGGTGGTGGTAGAGA